CTAAGTCGCCAAAAACATTCTTTTGAGCTACTGAGCTAAAATACGCTGACTCTGTCATTATGAGCCTACCTGCCGCATAGCTTGATGTACCCATTTTAGACTTTATTTCCTTTATAGCTTTAGCCGGATCCGCTCCTGTGATTATGTTCCTTGTCAAAGAGCTATGAAGCTCATTAACCAACTTCTGCTTATTGCTCCATACCCTGCTTGAGAAATTTGCTCCGTCTGCCGCCCAAGGCTTATTGACAATATTGCTCAAAGTAGCATTGTCAAGCCGGTCCATAACCACGCCAACCCCAAAGCCTTTTTGCAATTCAAAAGCTGTCCTGTAGTACCTGCTTGAGTACATGTCTTTTATAGCCTTGTCAACCGTATCAAGCTGGTTTCCGTACAATGCCTCAATACTCTGTTGCGTTTGAATTTTCAAAGCTTCCAACCTTGATATGTGATACCTTGCTGAAGCGTTCTTAAGCTCTTTTGCCCACTGACCGCTTATTGCATTATCCTTGCCATGTTTTATGTATTCTTCTACCGACCATTTAAACTCTTCTAGTTCCCCGGCTGTTAAAAGCTTTCTAGCCTCCGTCATTGTGATACTATTGTTGTCTGCAAATCTCTGATACCACGTATTAATTTTAGCCTCAATCTCTGCTTGTGCCTTTTGGTAAGCTTGATCTACATCCCTGTAGACCTTCATAGCATCCTTATTCGTCGCATCCTCTAACTGAGTAAACCTTTCTTGCCAATACTTTGAACTCTTCACATCTCATCACCATCCTCAGGTTTAACCTCTGCAATGCCATTAAATGCTCCGTACTGCTCCTGTACTTGCTCTTCCTTTTGTTTCTTTATGCGCTCGAGTTCCTTCTGGACGTCATCTACCCAAGGATGCTGCTCTATGATAGTCTCATCTGATAAAATGCCTACCGACTTAACACAGCTCTCTATTGCCTCTGTCTCATTTATCAATATATCTCTGTTAAATGTGATAGTTGCCTCTTCATCTTCAAAGTCCCCTAATCCCATATTGGATAGATGCGCCTTAACGAACCAAAGCAAATCCTCAAAGGCCGCCTGCAGTTCTGTTTCCATGTCGTTTGCATCTAAGTCGATATCACTGTACATGCTCTGAATATTCATCTGATTTGGATTGCCGGACATTCTATCGTCTTTAGCATCATAACCCATACCATTCTCAATTAAGGCTTTTTTGAATATCTCAATAATAGCTTTGTAATTGTCTACATTTACCTTAACCTCAAGAGTATCAACTCCACCTTTTTCAGAGTCATTGCTTCTGACCTTAACAGCTCCGTACAGTGCAAGCTTCTGCCTAAACTCTCCTAAATCCTGCCCATCGTAGTTCTTAATAACAAGAATAGTATTCCTTGCATCTTCCTGCATATTATTTTCAAAATCTGAAAGCATTATGTTGATACCGTCCTGCAGAGACTTAATTCTCTTTATAAGCGGAGTGCCTTCGTGGTACTTAAGTGGTACCAATGGAATTCTCCCCCAGTTATAGCTATCGCTATCAGTATTTACATATGTGCTATAAGGTGAGATATTGTCACTCTCTAAGCTTTCGCCGTTTAGAATAAATCTATATACGCCCTGAGGAGTGTATACTTCCGCTCTTTCAATCTCAGCCTTACGGCCTGCAGCAGTATACTCATCAGTCTTATATACTCTGACTGCAAGTCTTACCCTTGTCTTTTCGTCATCTTCCCAAAAGGGCAGTATCTCATATCCCGGGAAAACTTTAAAACTAAGTTGCCCTGATGCGTCATAATTTGGATAGATCCACGCAATCCCTGTGTTCAGCATATACTTGCCTGCCTTTTTGATATTGCGCATGAACTTTTTATTGAATACCTGCTTCAAGCACTCCAGGTAGGCGGTATTGTCTGCGCTTACCACAAACGGTTGACCAAACAAGTAATTAGTCTTTTGATTCACAAGCTTAGCATACTGATTATCTATAATTCTGTTATTTGGCAGATTAGTTACTTCCTGTAACTCTCCACCTTCTCCTATAACCGTCCTTTTCCTTGTCAGTATATCCTGCATACCGTCATAATACATTGCGCCTTTTAACTGCAGCAGTCTATCCGGTGATGCTTTCCATGTCAGTATCTCATTTTTTAGAATGTTGATTCCATCAATACCGACTATGCTTTTTTTATTAAAAAATTGGCTGATTGCCAAAATTATTCTTTTTATGAAATCCACATCTTTTCTCCTTAATCAAAACTATATACAGACCCCATTGATATATCCTCAAGGGCGTATCTCATGGCGTCCATAAGGTGGTTAAAATCATCAATAGGCTTATTTATCATATTTCCAGTCTTGCTATCCTTCGCCCAAGTATAGTTAGATATCTCTGTAATAAAATTCACACATCTTGGATGAATTATTATGTGGTAGTTCTGTATAAAGTCGATACCGTGAACTATGCTGTCAGGTCCTTTTCTTGCAGCAGTTATATGCGATAGGCCTAAAGTATAAAGCCTGTCAATGCTCTTTTTCTCCGCACTATCGGCTCTTATACGCTCTTTGGCATATCCCATCTTAATAACTTCATCAGCAATCGCCTCATTGCTCATCCCTTTCTTGTACATCTCATCAAATACCCATATTGTCTTGCTCTTCGTATCCACAAGACCACAGAACAAAGCACTTGGATCGTTTGTATAGCCAAAGTCAAGGCCAAAAGCTGACTGAATGGTTGATATCTTCTTGACCTCATTTATATCAAATGCCTTTTCTTCCCAGTTTTCGTATACAAGACCTTCGACAATTCCCCACTCGCCAAGTCCTGCGACTTGATACCTTCGTGGGTTGTTCTTCTTCATTGACTCAAATACCTTTAAGTCAGCTTTATCAAGCCACTCATTGCAAAGATAATTTGTAGTCATTGCTAAAACTTCATCATCAGGATCATCAAAGAACCTTTTCTTTATCCAGTGATGCTCGTTCCAAGGATTCAGTGTGATTGTTATCTGCTTAAACAGCTTTACTTCATCAGGAATAGCACCTCTTATAGACTCATCTAGCATATTAAAATCATTTTCATTTGATATCTCATAAGCCTCCTCCAGCCACATCCAACAAAGATATCCTTGTTCTACTGTGATTGATGTAATCTTAAGCGGATCATCAAGTCCCCTGAAGTAAATCTTCTGGCCCGTAGGCATGTAAGTCATCTCAAGCGGTGATTCTTTCACCTCCCAGTGGCTCTCAACCTTCAGCCTTCTTATCGCCCATTTAAGCTCTGTAAAGCAACTATCCTTTAATGTTCTAAACACTTTGCGAACAACAAGCAAATTAGCCCGCGGATACTTCATAATGGCCCATATATACCACAGAGCTGTTGTCTTTGACTTCTTACTGGCACGACTGCCCTTACAGACTCTGTATCTGCCTTTATACCTCCAATATGTACCGTATCCCTTACCAACTACCTCAGGTAGTTGAATATTAACAGAATCAGTCTTCAAGAGCATCATCCCCGGATATAATTACAGGCACATTAGCGGTAATATCCAACTTGTCTTTAAACATACCCAAATGCTTACCTAAAAGCTCCAACGCTCTTACTTTGTCCGCCAGCTTTATTTCCCTCTCTTCCATTGTTCCCTTATCACTGTCCATGATTTTAACTTTTACGGATTGGATACAGGCACGGTCATCATCTGTTGCCGTTGGCTTAACTGTTGCATTTCTGTCATCAATTACATCTGCAGCGTTTACAAATGCAATTTTTGCCAACTCACGAACTACCCTGTCTTGATTTACACCTGTGCGCTTGGATCTCTCTGCCAGCTTCTTGTTAATTTCTGCTAAAATGTTGAGTTTTGCTAAGTTTTGTGAAGCTATATCTTTTGCTGTGTGCGGAGAATAACCGGCTCGAATGGCAGCCTGAGTGGCATTCAGGTCAATTATATACTCATCACAAAATCTTTTTTGTTTTTCAGTCATTCAGACTACCTCCTTTCTGTGATTTTGAATACAAAAAGACAGCCACGCTTGACCACACATGACTGTCTTAATTAAAAATAGTTTAGGGGTTCTTTCCTCCGAAAAACTGAGAGCGGTAAAATGTCCAAACCGCTCTCATACCCAAAAGGAGGATTATGAAAAAGTATACTTGCTTTAAACTTTTCACAAATACATAATAACACAGACCCAATATGAACTACTATGAACTAATCATATATTTTTCAAATTCTTTTAAAGCCCTGCCGCGTAACTTATGTATCCATCTATATGACAAGCCTGTATTCTCAGCTATCTGCTCAAAAGTTAAGTTTGATACGTAATACATTGACAGTACAACCCTATACTTATCATTGTCCAATTTATCTATCAGCCCTATAGCTCTTACCCTCAAATCGCATAATCTCTTAATATCGCTCTCTATTTGTTCCTCTATTTCTAAAGCTTTTATTATAGCGTTTTCAGTACCGCCACTGCCTCCGCCTTGCACTCTTTCGGATAGATTCACACTGGTTTTAGTTGTTAAATCATCCAATCTTTCCTTCTCAAGCTCTTTAGCTTTTATAAGACAATCAAGCGTCTTAAGCTGTCTTAAATATTCTTCAGCTGTCACTCACTCACCTCTCTTTTTTAGCATTCCCGCTTTTATCAAGTCATATAAAATGTCAATAGCTGTGCGGTTATCTCGATATCTGCAGTTAGGCCTTTCATGTATCCTTGAATCATCTTTTCGCCAGTCCTCAATCATAAAGCATTTAGGGCTAACAAACATAAAGTCGCTACCTCTTGCAACGCACAAATAATAGCATTGCAAGTCTCTAGGAATTCCCTTGCACGGCTTAAATCCGAATTTTTCAAATTCCTTTATTTTCACAGTAGGTATTAACATACTAACTCCTTCTCCAGTGCCTCCAATATGTCAGCCACCCTCTTTTCTCCTAGACCCTTTATGCTTAAAAGGATATTTTTTATTTCCGCTATATCTATACCCGGCACAGACTTTACTCCTTCAGCGTAGCCACTCCTGTAAATACTCTGTATGTATAAGTTCATCTGATTATGGTCCATTTTTCTTATGTTCTGATATTCTTTGCGATTTATCACTATATCTTTTTGCATTGCCATCACCCCTCCCATTCCTGACATATCATCTTGTCATCTACAAAATCACCGCACTGATCGCTTCTTGTACAAACGCATATTCCTGCGTGTTCAAATTGTTCTTTGTACCACGTGCAGTTTTTACATGTTTTATTGCTGTCCTTCTCTGCCTTAATCCTTCTCATCTGCCTTTTCAGCTTCTTATCTACGATAAGCGATACCGTCGTCTTGTCACTTTCAGAATCAAGTAGCTGCGTAAGCATGATATGCACATCTGCTATCTCTTCAAGTACCGCCCTTGAGTGGCTTTCTTTGCCTTCAAGCACATCTTTTTGCAAAGCGACTATAAGCTCTGCAAGTTCTTCTATTGCCTTCGCTTTTTGATGCATGATGCCATAATGTTTTAATATCTGTCTTGCTAAATCCTTATTCACACTATCCCTCTTTGTTCTTCAATTCTCAGTCTGGCCATGTCGTAATATTTCTTATCTATCTCATATCCGACATATTGTA